TAATACCTAGTTCTTTTTCGGTGAAAATTTTAAATTCCCACAATCTATCATCACAAAATTCTTTACAAGCTTTCCATTTGGCTTGGTTGGTTCCCCAGGTATAAACTTCGTTCACCCAGGTTTTTGTCTTTTTAGGTGGATTGGGATCTGGTTCCCTACATTGTTTCGATGGCTTGATTTCAACCACCATTCGACGCATTTTACCTGATGTATCAATGTACTTAATGTAAAAGTCTGGGAAGTATCTTCTCTTTTTGCCCGTTATTGGATCTTTATATGGAACAAAGAACTCTTCACTTCCCCATTCAAGAATATTTTCATTATTATCACAATAAACCATAAACTTACGTTCCCAAAGAGATCTATAGATGATGTTGGATGGATCCCCTTTATATTTCTTGGGATTGGAAGGCTTATACTTCCCGCTGTAACTCATAAATAAAACTAACTGGCTGATGTCTTATTTAGAATTCAATGTCACCACTTAAAAACTTTCCAATAGAAGATATCAAGTCAAGATTTGCAACAGTTGCACTTGATAATACATATCAGGTGGAATTCAATTTAAATCGGAAAATAGTAGACGAATGTACAAATGCTGGAATGACCATAGATTTTCTAACCGAAGATCTTGGTTTATATGTAACCGATGCAGTCATTCCAGGCAGCAGTTTTGCTGACATTGAAGTATCTGGAGATAGACAAGGAATAACAGAAAGAATTCCATTTACTAGAATTTATGATGACATTACATTAACTTTCTTAGTAGATAGAGAATATAATGTATTGAAGTTCTTTGAAATTTGGAATCAACTTGTCAATCCCTCTTATGGAACGAATCCAAATATCTCTGTGATGAGGTTGAACTATCCTACAGATTACAAGTGTGGTTTTACGATCCACAAATTTAATAAAGATAGATTTTTGGGTGATGTTGCTACAAATGTTGATCTGACGTATGATATTTACAAAAGAGCAACGTTGACTTCCTATAGAGTTCTCAAAGCTTGGCCATATTCAGTCGCTTCTACGCCAGTCAATTATGAGGGCCAAAATCTCTTACAGTTGAATGTTACTTTTAGATATGATCGTTTCACAATTGACAGAGTGAATAAACTTAAGTTATATCCTGGTTATCTTGATGGTGCAAGTTATGTTTACTTTGTTGAGTTGTCTAGACCCAACGGCGAAACCTATCAAGTTCCCCTTCAAGATGGTCGTCCTACTCAAGCACAACTTCAAGAATTGATTGAATTCAATCAAGACACTTTCAAGGGCCCCAACGTAAACACACCCTGATAAATAAATCACTGACTAACTTATTATGCCTTTACCAACTATTTCGACTCCAACTTATGAGTTGGTCTTGCCTTCAAATGAGAAGACAATTAAATACAGACCATTTCTAGTCAAGGAAGAAAAAATTCTTGTTCTTGCAATCGAAAGTGGAGAACTCAAGGATATTACTAGATCAATTAAAGATGTCCTTAAGAATTGTATTTTAACTCCAGGCATCAAGGTAGATTCATTACCAACGTTTGACATCGAATATCTGTTTCTTAATATTCGTGCCAAATCTATTGGTGAAAGTGTAGATATTGTAATCACCTGCCCTGACGATGGAGAGACGGAGATCGTTCAAAAAATTTACATCGATGAGGTGCAGGTAAAGAAGAGAGATGATCATACGACCGACATAAAAATTGATGACACGTATACTCTGAGGATGAAATATCCTTCATTGGATCAGTTTATCAGTGAGAACTTTGATTTCAAAGGAAACGTAGAAGATACTTTTGCAATGGTCGCTTCTTGTATTGAAATGGTCTTCAGTGAAGAAGATGCTTGGTCAGCATCTGATTGCACTAAGAAAGAATTGGTGGAATTCGTCGAACAATTCAATTCATCTCAATTCAGAGAGATTGAAAAGTTCTTTGACACAATGCCAAAGTTATCACATACAATTGAAGTTGAGAATCCAAAAACTAAAGTCAAATCAGAGGTTATTCTGGAGGGGCTGTCAAGTTTTTTCGCATAAGTATGGCTCACATAAGTGCTGAGTCATACTATGAACTTAACTTTTCGTTGATGCAGTACCATAAATACTCTTTGACAGAGATTGAGAATATGATTCCGTGGGAAAGAGAGGTTTATGTTAATCTGTTGAGAAATTATCTGGAAGCTGAAAAACTCAAACATCAACAAGAACACGGTTTAGGTTAATGGCACTTGGGCTAGGCTCACTATTTCAAAATATGATGAAGATCGGCGTCAAAGACGCCGCCAAACAAGCCATACCAGATATGGTAGGCAAGATGTTTGCCAAAAAAGAGCCCACCAGTGATGAAGTATTATCAATATTAGAAGACGAAAGAAGACAAAGAGCATTAGAATTTATTGGTGCACAACAACCTGATTATTATCAGGATCCAAGAGATGATGCACCTAATATTGTTATACCAGAGCCTTTGGTGCAAACTCCAACAGGTTCTGTTATTCCACAACAAACAATAGTTCCTCAGATTATTGATGCACCAAGAGGAACTGTGGTGCGTAATCTTGGAACAATCTTTTTAGAACTTGAAAGAATTAATGCGAACATTGCTTCAATTACTAGAGCAATGTCTGATAGTGCAAAGTTGGAAAAAAAATATCGTGATGAGTTGATTAAAAATAGAGAACAACTGTTAGCACAAAGAGACAAATATAGATCCTCAGAAAGAACTGCAAGAAGTCGCGCACAGAATAGGGGATTTTTAGGAAGACAATTGCGTCGTGGTCAAAGAAAAGTCAGAGGTATTACTCAAGGATTTTTAGATGCCGCAATGACTAGTCTCGCTATCGAGATGGGTGGATTCCTGGTTAACGCTTTGACAGATGCGTTCAAGCCAGATCCAACCACGGGTGGTAGAATTAGTGCTGATAGCCTTCGCGAAATGATTTCAGGTGGTGAAGGTGGATTAAACTCAATCAACAGAGGCACTGCTGGCGATACCCCCGGCGGCGCTAGATCTGTGTTGGGTAAAGATTTGACCCAAATGAGTGTAGATGAAGTTTATGCGGCTCAGAAAGCTGGTAAAATTTTTGCAGCAGGGAAGTACCAGGTAACGCCTAGTACAATGCCTGGATTTGTTAATTACTTGAAAAAGAAAGGGTATGATACTTCAACCTCAAAATTTGATAAGGACATCCAAAATATGTTCTTTGATTATACTTTAGAAGTAAAAAGACCTATTGTTGGTAAGTATTTGAGAGGAGAGGACGTTGATATTAATGAAGTTATAACAGAACTTGCAGCTGAGTTTGCAGCTGTAGGTGTTCCCCGTGATATGAGAAAGGGTGAATATGGTGGTGGTTATCCTGTTAGAAACATTAAAAAGGGGGAAAGTTTATACAGTGGGATCGGTGGAAATGCGTCCAGTATTAGCCCTGAGTCTATACGAAGAACTTTAGAAAAACAAAGAAGAGAAAATCTAGATAGAATCAAAAAAGGTAGAGGAGGTCCTGATTTACCTAATCAAGCGATGCCTGATGCAAGTAAACCAGGCGCACCTGGAATACCAGGAGATCCCAATTCACCAAAAATTGGTGAAAGGGTTGGGAGTATGATTGCTCCCTCACCAAATGCAACTGTGGCTATGGCTCCTGTAGGAGAAAGAGGGCCAAATATATCTGTCATAGAAAGATTTTATGATATGGCTTTACCAAAAGAATATGCAGGTAAGTTAAACACTCCAAATGAAATTCCAGACCGTAATCCTGGCGGTGGTGGAATTTATGAACAATATATGGGTGTTGCATAATGGAACAGTTTAATCCATTTAGAGATCTAAGCCCACCAGATAGAGAACGTGCAATCCAACAACTTGGTGGTGCAAATGAAAATGATCTGCAACAAATTGGTTTAAGACTGAAATTTACTTCTGCATACACTAAACAATTTATTGATGTACTGAGATTTAAAAATAAATCTTTCAATCAGGACATTTCTAGAATCAAATATCTTGATGACAGATTAAAACAAGAAATACCCATCATTCCGATGATGGCTGGTATTGCTGGTAACTTATTTGGTGAGGAGGGATATGAACCAGGTCCATTTGCAGGCTTTCCTGGATTCCCCCCCACTGGCGGTTTGCCTGGTAGAGTGCCTTCTAGACCAAGAGTGCCTAGTGAGGTGCCAGAACAAGTTCCTGAAAGTGAAAGAATCAGACAACTAGAAGAAGCTAAAATAAGGGCTCAAAAGGAAGCAGAACAAAGGGCGTTAGAGGAGGCAAGAAAAAGAAAAGAAGGTGTTGACAGAGCTCTTGAAATATTGGAGGAATTATATCCAGAAGTCAGACCTGATAAAGGTGTGCCTTCTTATGTTCCAACTAAACCAATCAAAATACCAAAACCAGGAGTGACTCCTGCAGACATTCAACAGACGATTGAGTCTGCTAGAAAAGGTGCAAAGTCTAGAGGTAAACCATTTGTTATTAGAAGACCTGATGATTTTGTTGTAATTGCTACGCCAGATGGACAGATACGTGTTCTAAGTAGGGAACAAGTCTTACAGGCGAATAGAAATATTCGTATGGGTGAACTGATAATCGGTATCCCACAATCATTTCTTGATGCTTATCCAGCCACTGGTATAAGAAGACCAAGAGCTGGCACTGTTACTGTTATTGAAGGTCCACCTGGAGGTACTGGTGGAAGAACTAAGGAAGGAGCTACGGTAACACCCATACCACAAGAACAAGTGCCTAGACCAGGTGCACCTGTTGGGGGTGAGAGAGAAGTAAGAAGATTGAGACAACCAGCTGCCCCAGGGACAGTGCGTGGTGGAATGACATCTCAAGATCGTGCAACGGTCAGAGCTTTAGAGGACATATCACTTGAACAACAACAAAGACGAGCAGCAACAACACCGCAAGGTGAACAAGCTAGGAGAGACTTTGAAAGAGATATTCAAGGTCCGCAAGTAGTTCCTAGTCGTCAAAGACCTCCAAAAAGAGCTATCACTCCTCAACAACAACAGAGAATCGTTACTAGAGGAGAAGAATATTTCAAAAGACGAGTTAATATTAATAAAGCCCTTGGTAAGTCTGGTTTAACAGAAAAAGATCCAGAGTTCCAAGAGCTTTCTAGAAAACTGGAAGCATTTGTCGATCCTGGATTCACAGTTAATCTACCAAAAGGTAGTGTTGGTTATTTTGCAGGTCTTGACAACTTTGATACCAGAGCTAGATTCATTGATTATTTGATGACTGCCAACCCACCAGCTGGGAAAAAGGCAAATATGAATTTTATTGATAAGATACTGAGAGGAGTTGGACTTGAAGGAAAAGGTTCATCGCAGGTAGATAATAGCACCACGCGATTTATCCTCAATTTCTTCAAACGTGAGGGAATCAATCCCAAACCATTTTTTGAACAACTAAGAAGACAGGGATTGATTGATACTCCAACTTATAGCCAATATGCACCAAGGGTTGAAATGGAGTCAAGAGAGGAAGGCAGAAGAACAATTGATGTTAATCCTCAAAACATAAAAGAGAAACTCCAGTCTCTTAACATAGATACTAATGTTGAAAATACCGTAATCGTTATTATGAAACCCAGATTTAAATCTACTACAGCCTAATGTCATATATTAAGGATATCCTGTTTCAATCACTCACACTCACTGGATTGGATGGTAGTCCTGCAGATCTTGGTGGTGAAATTACCACTCTGATTGCATTTGATTATTATGAGAGTATTTTTGAACCCACGGTTAAGGTAACTTCGACCTTTGTAGGACTAGAACAATTACTGGCCACGAAGTCATTCAGAGGAACTGAAAAGTTATCATTTTCGATTAAACATCCAAGTGGTGTTTTGTCGTTCAATGACTTGATTATACAGTCAATGCAACAAAATGATAGTTCATCAACCAGTAACTTATATACAATATTAGCTACAAGCCCTGACGCTATAAAGAATTATGAAAAGAGACTGACACAAAGATATGATCCTTCTGTAAAAATTAGCACTCACGTTTCTAGTATATTAGGAAGATTGGGGTCTTCTAGACCTGCAGATATTGAATCTACATCAAATTCCTTAGGATTCTATGGTAATTATTGGACACCATTTAAGGCGTTATATTGGTTAGCCAAAAGGTCTGCATCTGGAACTGGTAGTTCTGATGGATCTGGTACATCTAGAGTTGGATTCTTATTTTGGGAGAATCAGTTCGGATATAATTTCAAAAGCATCGATACCATTGCAGAACAATCGAAGACAAATATCATTCAACAATTTGATCAAACAGATACTGTAGATGAAATTGGCAATTCAAATGACTTTAATGTCTTCAATGCAAGATTTGAAAGGGATCAAAATATAATTGACCAAATTGCAAAAGGGATGTATAGTGACGATGCAAGTTACTACAATCTTCAATCACTAGGTCAATCGATTCAAGTACCATCACAAAAACTAAGTTACGGTGATAAAGTTTTTTCCGGCCAATCACATTTTGGTGGTGACGCATCTTTAGGAAATTACGATTTCAATAGTTCTATGAATTTCCTGTCAGTCCAGTTCTTAGTTGATGGTACAATGAATCGTGAGGGCAAACAACAATTCACTAACAATCCAGATGGTGAAGAGAACATTCATAAAATTAAAGGTCAGTCGAGAATGAGATATGCATCGATGATGGCTAGATCTCTAAGAATAACCGTCCCTTTAAACTTTCAACTTGCAGCAGGGCTTCCTATCCAAGTTAATCTCATTCAAAGTAATACTGGTTCTTCTAAACATCAGTCAGGTGTTTTTATCATCAAAGATTTAAGACACAACATCGAAATGACTGATGAGGGCATCAAAGGATTTACACACTTGAGATTATTAAGTGATACATATGGAAGTGATGACAAAGTAACAACAAACGCCTCAGTATTGTAAATAGTTCACAACATTACATTTAAAAATGGAAAATATCGATTCTCACATTCAAAAAGATAAAGAAATTTTGGATGATCCAACTATTTCTCCTCAGATGCGTCGTCATACTCAAGAGGAACTAAAGGATCTTCAATCATATCAAGAACGTCACCCAGATGATGATCACGATCCTACACCCCTGGAATTGTATTGTGATGCAAATCCTGAAGCTCCAGAGTGTCTTATCTACGACGACTGAATAAATACAAAAAAAGTTATCGTAAATGGTAGATCTACTAGACGGAAGTGAATCATTCGGAGATGAAGTCAAATGGTGGATCGGTATGGTTGCACCGCGATCTGCCTGGGCTGAAGGTGGAAATTATGATAACGATAAAGAGGTAGGAGATCAAAAAAATAAAGGCGAATATCGTATTA